ACCGTGAAGGATTTTTTCCTGTTTTGCTGTCTGACCGGCCTGTCATATATTGATGTGAAGACCTTGTGCCCGGCACATCTTTACAAGGACAATGAGGGGAAACTGTGGATACACAAGGCCCGCGTAAAGATTACTACTCATAAGGAAAGCTGTACCTGCAATGTCCCGCTTCTGGAACCTGCTCTTGTCATTCTGGAGAAATATAAGAACTGGAACTCAGAAAATCCTGAAGGTCCTTGTTTCCCGATTCCGTCGAACCAGAAGATGAACGAGTTCCTGAAAGAGATAGCCACTCTGTGCCGGGTAAACAAGCGGCTGACCGTCCATGTGGCCCGGCACACGTTCGCGACGACTGTTACCCTTGCCAATGATGTCGCCCTACAGAATGTGTCAAAAATGCTCGGCCATTCTTCAACCCGCATGACACAGCATTATGCCCGTGCGCTGGACAATAGTATAATGAAGGATATGAAGGATGTCGCCCTGGTCTTCGGATAATTAGAAAAGGCTATACTTCACAACGCATAGTGAGGTATAGCCTTTTACATAAGGAAGAGTTGTCTGCTTGTATGGATTGACCACGTTTTTACCGGGATTATCTCTTCTTCCCTTTTTCAATCAGTCTGATAACATCCTGTCTCCGATAATAGGTCTTTCGGTCTATCTGGGAGAAGGGTAAGGTACCGTTGCTTCTCATGGCCTGTAGTGTTCTCTGCGATATGTTCAGTGTCATGCACACTTCCTGATTGTCCATCCAGTCATCCAGACTCTTTGAGGTTTGCCTGCCTTTGAGGTTTTCCAGTTTTTCTTTCAACATTTGGATGGACGTTACCATTTCCTTGAAAGTACCAGCTTCAATGTTTACGATTTCCATAAAGTGTAGTTGTTTGATTTGAGGCAAAGATAGACGGTATGGCCTGGCTAGCCAACAAGGTGTCATCAGATGGCAGCACAAGTCATCAGATGTCTTAATGTTTCTGTTGCTAAAATTGGTCATTCAAGAATATCCGATTGTTGAATTCAGAAAGTACAGCCGTGTTCAGGAAAGGCATGTATTATACTTCGCAATATTGCGCAATTTCGCATAGTGTTGTATTCCAGTGTATTTACTAAGTTTGCACCAAAACAGAACGTATGAAAGGAAACACACTGAATGTAATGTTCTTCATCTTGAAGAATAAGTTGTTGAAGAACGGTGAAGCACCGGTCGTTCTTCGGGTGACAATCAACGGACAGCGGGATGAAATCCGTATCCAGCGCTCTATATCGGTGGAGTTATGGGACAATGCGAAAATGCGTAGTAAGGGAAGGGGGCGGAGTTCAGCAGAGCTGAACATGTATCTTGAGACACTGAAGGACAGAATATATGTCATCCACAGGAATTCCGTGTATGATGGGGAAAGACTGACTCCGAAGAAAATCTTGGATATTCTGTATGCCAGGGAAGGGCGGCATTTGGTTCTGAAGGCCATGAAGGAATGCATAGACGGATGGTCGGCTTCTCCCGGGGATTTGCATCCTGCCACGCTGGCACGTTACAACAGATGCTGCGGATTGGTGGAGACAGTCATACGGGATGTTTACAATAAGGAAGACGTCGCATTCTCCGAACTGGACAAGAAGTTCATCACGGCATTTGAAAGATATCTGAAGGAAACCTGCGGGCTGGCCCGGAATACGGCAGCTAAATATCTGGAGTGTTTTCGTAAGGTTCTCAAGGTGGCCCAACATAAGGGCTGGATGGAGGATGGCAGGTGTCTTGAGGAACTGGGACGGCTGTGCGTGAAGGAGGAGACTTTCCCTTCTTTCCTGGACTGGGATGAATTGAGAACAGTGATGGAAACGGATATGCCGGCCGGACGTCTAGAACGGGTGAAGGATGTGTTCGTATTCTGTGCGCTCACCGGACTTTCCTATCAGGGGATAAGTACTCTTTGTCCGTCGCACCTGTTTAGGGATGACGAAGGAACACTATGGATTTGCAGGACACGTGCTGAAGGAGCGGAGGTTGGAGACAGCTGTACAAGCCGTGTTCCTCTTCTTAAACCGGCAATGGTCCTGCTGGAGAAATACAGAGGTTGGAATCCGATGAATCCGGAAGGTCCGTGTTTTCCTGTCCCTTCAGTCCAGAAAATGAATGAATACCTGAAAGAGGTTTCGGTACTATGTCGGATTTCCAAGAGGCTTACCACCCAGATGGCCCGCAATACATTCGCTGCGACAGTCACCCTAGCCAACCGGATTCCCAAAGAACACGTCGGGGAAATGCTTGGCTATTCTTCCGACTATATGTTGCGCCATTATACGCAGGCTCTGGAGAGGAATTCCCAAAAGGCATGAAGCGGATATATACAAAATATGATAAAAAGTGAAAGGCTATACTCCAATGGATGTGGTGGTATAGCCTTTCCCATAAACGGAACTGGATGTGAGAACGCTTCTTTTCGATTCAGCTCAAGCAGACATAATTGACAAGAATGAGTACCACTAAGATGCGGTTTATACTGAAATAATGATCCTTTTGGCAAGCCCTGAACCTATAGAAGCAAAAACTAACCAGTAGCATCACCGTCAGAACATTCGGTTCAATATGCCTGTCTAATGTGATATTAGATATAGTCTGGGTACTCAAATCAGGCTTCTAACCAGCCAGTGAGTGATTTGCTGATGCTCACACATCATCTAGCAGTCGATATAAACCCAAATAGCAGTATACCCGTTTATATGAAGCCATTTGGTAGCGAAAATCCGAACAGCTCTACACATTCATCTAGCTTCATGACTTTTGTAGATAAGACCTGATATCATCATAGAATTCCGAATCAAAAGGTTGAAGGTTAGAATAAAAGAATCTGACTTTAATATCCGATTTGATGAGGTTCGAATTTACAGAGTTAAGATAATACTTCAGTTCAGCCAGTTCTGCAAACAACCATTCATGTTTTTTTTGTATCCAGATACATAAGAAAGGGCATTTCTTACCTGTTCCGTCAATTCGGACCAAGTCCGAATTACACCTTCTGTTGTCTTTAAATAATTCATATTGGATACACTCCTGCTGTGTGCCTTCTTTTTTTAGAGGATTGCTGCTGCTGTTACATAGTCCTTTAGTGGCACGGATATTCAAGCAAGGTTCTTCATTTACAGCCATCGCAGCCATAATTTCAGTATTCAAGAAGATGTCCACATAAATATTCTCCTCAATAGGGTGTTCGTCCAATGGAACATCTGTTATCGGTTTAAACTCGACATCCAATTTATATCCGTCCGATATGAGATGCGAAATCCAGTGAAACCGGGAAAGAAGGCTCATTTGAGACCGGTTCTGCTTCAGAAGATAGTAGTCTATTCTATCATTTGCCAGATCCAACAAGTCAGCCATACGTATAAGAATCATCATATATTTAATACTGACCAACTCTTCCTTTGCCTCAGACTTCAGGCTATACACGTGTATGCTATCCCAACCATGACTTTCTGAAACTTTTGCAATCATATCGGCTTCAACTTCTGAAAAATGAGACAAGATTCCTTTTTGCCAGCTCCGGATGTATTTAGCACTGTCTTGCTGATGGGCGTTTCTGACCTTGTTCTCAAAAAAATTGAAAACCTTCTGGAAAGCTTCTACTTGCAATCTACCGATTTTTTTCCGTAATTGAAGTATTTCTGCTAGAGAAAAATGGTCTTCTTTAAAAGTCCTAGTGACATCATTCTCTATCTTTAACATTTCATCCATCCATTGGCTGATTAACACTTCTGAATCCGGATTTGATTCATTGAAAGACGCTATATTCGGATGAATCACCATACTGATGTCATGCAGATAACAGGCCTGGAATAACAAGAAATAATCCGTTGATTTTATGTTTAAAAAATCAATGTTGTTGACCATTCTCACCACATTCTTAATCAGATTAATGGCATGCTCATGGTTGTGAAGCGTATAAGCATTCAGGAACTTAGAACCATTGTGCCACAAACTTTTCACAAGTCGGTGCGTTTGGATGAGCCGGTCTATTTTCATCGGATCTTGTACTCGTTGCCTGAAAATAGTCAAAGCTTCTAAGATACCCAAGTCAATTTCCATCTTTTCATTCACGTCCTTATAATCTAATTGCTGTAGGAAGTGAAAGAAATCCTCACAATTGCATTTTCGGTTCCTTAAAATGGATAAAATACGTAATTCATAATATCTTACCGGTTTCAGATCCGTATGTAAGATAGTCAGGCTGTCTTCAACCCTGATCCTGCAAGCCAGCGAAAAGCAGCAGTTAAGTATTTTTCGTTTGAATTCCGATGAATTGTTAAAAATAAAGTCCACCCAATCAGGTAATTCAATCCAACATTCTTTCTTCTTTTTCTTCTTATCCTTATTCTCCTCCGCTGGAAGAAATGTTTGTTTTCCCCAAAACCCTTTTTCGTTTATAGTATGATCTTGATAGATTGCATCCAAGAACACCTCAATATTTTGAAAAGGGAAAGTGCGTAAAAGTAATTGCTTCAAGGAAGTATAGCTATCTGTTTGTTGCAGAAAATGGGTTTGTTCCAATAATTCAGTAGTCTTATAGTAATACAGCGCTTTGAAATTGCGTTCATTCGGACAGTTATAGCTTGCTAATTTCTTATCAAATGATTGGATATTGTGACAGAACTCCTTTAAATCATCGTAAGTCATTGCCTTGGCAAACATTCCTATTTCAGCCTGGAAAATTTCCTCCTCAAATTTATTAAAAATTTCTTTGACGGCTTTATCCTGATTTTCATTTGCTTCCATTCCCAATGTTGTAATATGGAAATGATTATAGAACTCTGTTTTCATGGACTCATCAAACTGGCCATTGATAATAAGTTTCAATCTCCGTTGCCGATAAATGAAATATTTCAAGTATCTGGATAGCCATTTTATTCGGGTTTCACCCCATTGCTTTTTATTAGGGTCCTCTTCTTGTTTCTTTTTTACCTCTAAAAGTTGGTTTTCTACTACCGTTTGGAGTGCATTGAGTTTCTTCAGGGATACATGTTCGTCCACTTCATCAATATTTCCATGTATCCAACCTCCCATCGAGACAGGTCGTTGCACCAGGAAGAGCCCTTCCATTCCGTTAAACGCCTCTTCAATGGTACAAATTGTACTTTTCTCGTCCTCATGAAATTTTATTTGGTAGTTGATTTTTTTCTGAAAATCCAGGTAAACTTGATTCAACTCCGGTTGTTTGTCACACTTGGCCGGTGATTCCTTGATAGTATTGTTTAGTCTAGTTATCAGCGCTTTAAAATTTCCTTGGTTAATCCCTTTAGCAAAAATAACCGAGTCATCCACATAAAAATAGGCATCTGATTGTTTCAACTCTTCGGTTGATGCCATTTTGTCCGCAATGTCAATCATACATAGATTCCCGAAGAAATAAGATTGAGGCAATCCCTGAGCAATTCCCCTGTTCATGAAAACTTCCTTAAAAGACGTTGTGTCCGTATTCGGATAATAAACATCCATCCACCCTCTCAGGGAATCTTCCTGAATCTTGAAATAGAGCAGTTTCACAATGGCCATCTTCAAGGTTCCCAAGTCGTTCTTATCGGGATATTTAGGAATTAATAGATTCAGGATGAAATGATACATCCTGGCTGGGTCTATGGAAGGAAAGAAATCTGCCAAATCAAAGTTGATTACCGTATCATATTCTCGTGTCTTTAAATATTCCCGGCTCTTGTCTTGGATAATTTTAGAATATTGTC